TAATTGTATCTCCAGCAGACTTTTCTAATTCTCTTTTTACTTGGATAGGAGAGTTTTCATCCGTACCTTTAAACTTACCAAAGAATGTTTGTTCTTGGTATTTCTTATATAAACCAGCTTCCCATTGAGTTTGACTTAATCCGTGTGATGTTAATATTGATGTGTTTGCCATTTTAATTCCTTATAGCTTTTATTGACCAAAGATAGAAGCAAAGCCATCATCAGATTCTTGAGACTTAGTTGAACTAGAGCTACCACCCATCTTATTGATGTTAGGCACGCCATCTTTCTTCTGTTTAGTCTCAAGTCCCATCTCTTTAATGAGTTCAGCTTTTATGCTGTCTCTTAGAGTCTGACTATCTACTTCTTTCTTCTTTGTCTTATTCGTTAAATACTCGTATGCAGTCTTATAAGGTTCAGCACTACTATTGAACTCTTGATTGAACTCAGCATCAGTAGCTACAGCCTCTTGTAAGGCTTCTGGATTAACTGTCTTCCAATAGTTATCAACAGTATTAGCATAAACAGTTTCCTGAATTTGCATTGCCTGAATCTTCATTGTATTCTGCATCTCTTTAAACTTAGCTTCTGGGTCATCCCAAAAGTCATCAGTAGTATCGTCATTATCTGTAGTGTCTTCACTAGCTTCTTCTTTGGCTTTAGACATTTCTCGTAGCTCATTGATATACTTATCTTTATCAGCCATTCGTTTTTCCATACCTTCAATCTGCTTTTGTAGATCACTTAACCTTGAATCATCTGCTGTTTCTGTGTTTGCAGTATCATCCGTCACTGTTGCATCTGTGGTAGCATCAGAGTTTGGTTCTTCAGAACCTTGTACAAGACTCTCATCTTCATTTGGTGTATTTAGTGATGCTTCCGTTGCAGGTGTGGCATCATCAGGAATACCCATTCCTAATTCCTCAATATAATCACTCATATTAGAATATCCTTCTGTGTTAGATATGCTTCGTTTAATGTCCAGCTCGACATAGGACTATAGTCCCATACCTTCTTTAGCTTTAGCTACTTCTTTGTCTACTGCTCTTGCTGTTTGAGTCTGAACAATCACTGACTGTTGTTGTTGTACTTGACCACCAAGTTGTTGTATTTGTTGTTGTAGTTGTTCAATGTATCCACCAGCTTGTTGTAATTGAGCCTGAAGATCATTCTGTGCTTTAATATCATCAGCTAATTGATGCTTATCTTTAAGAGCACTATATCTCAATAGTACATCCATTGGAACAGGATTAGCAGTTTGACCTTGAATCTGTAATAGTTGAGCAAACTGTTCTTCTCTCTCATTAAGACTCTTAGGAGCATCTTCAATCATAATATCAACATCTTGATTAGTTAGATCATTCTTCTTAGCTAAAGTATTATCATCTAGCAGTACAGTATTGTTTACTGGCATAAATGCATAAGCACCATTAGGTTCAATAACTCTAATCATCTTTTCATCTGTATAGAAGTCAGGAACTAATTTCATAGTAATATCAGCAATATCATATCTAGCTATTCTTAACTTGTTCAATAAAGGAACTAAAGTAGTTTGAGAAGCAGCTATAGACATATTAGCTTTCTTGGCAGATTCATATTGACTTGATTGACCTACAAATGCACCATTGATACCAGCAACACCTAATATCTCAGACTTAGCTAATTCTAATAACTGAATATGTGATCCAGCTAGTGGAGTATTATCAATAACTTGAACTCTACCTTCAGCTAATGCACCATCTTGTAACTTAGTAATGCCATCAGGTTTAGCAAGAGTCTTCTTAGCTTCATTCCAATCAACAAATGCATTCTCTTCAGCTAATACTTGTTTAGCATTTAAATAATGTAATGCTTTAGAGTGTCTCTTATTAACTTCTGTTTGAGCATCTACCATATTCTTAACTAACCCATATGGAGTATTGTTAATATCTCTTTCTATAGTATATTGTACAAAAGGAAATTTATCTAAAGTATATGGTTCTTTCTTAAAATAAAGTATTTGTCCTCTAACCCAGATAACAGTAGTAATAGCACCATTCTCATCTCTATACCAAGAATTAATTAATCTAGGTCTAGTTCTATCACCCTTCTCATACCACATATTCTCTTCACTTGAAGATATGAAATAATCACTATCACTTGAAGTATGTTCTCTATATTTAGGGAAAGATTGCTTAACAATATCTTCATCTGTAAATACAGCCCTATGTATTCTTCTACAGTCAGACATATCATCTTTCTTAGACATTGCATCAATAAACATATCTCTATAGTCAACATGAGAATGTCTTAAATCAATAAACTCACTACCATCCAATTCAGGATATACATACATCCATCCTCTACCAGCAACAAATGCATCTTTAACTACAGAATCTAACTCATCATCAGTATTGCTTGAATATTGAATATAATCATATAAACTTGTCTTAACTTGAGCTATCTGTTGATCATCAAGAGTTCTACCAGCCATAGTTATCTTAGGTCTATTCTGTCTTTCTGAACCAATAATAGAATCTATTGCAGGCTTAATATGATTAAATGTAATTACAGCTTGACCTCTATCTCTCAATGCTGATTGTTCTTCAGAAGTCCATTGTGCTCCATGATAGAACTGATACCAAGAAGTAGAATTATCTCTCCATTCTTGATCCCAAGTAGAGTCATCTGAAAACCATCTTTCTAATGGTTCAAGTACTGAATTTGAATTAAGCTTACTAGCTTTCTTATCTGTGTTTGTCATCATGATCCTTATTTTTCAATCTTAATATATTCAATCTTAATCTTTTCTTAAAGTATTTTCCAGTCTGCTGAGACATCTTTCTTAAAGTATTTAGCCCAAGGATCAATTACCGTATTACTCGATGAAACCATATCTCTTGGATACTTTACTTGACCAATAAAGAAAGATAGACAATCAGAAATATCATCATGTGGAGTTCTAGTAAATAGCATTAACTCTCTTTCTAAATCCTGAATACCTTGATCTTGCTTACTAATATGATAAATTCTACCACTCTCATATAAGGGCTGTAGTTGTTCAATTCTACCTTCTTTTGACCCTTTATGACTATAGATTTCTCTCAATGGATACTTAACATTATTGTCTTGCATATACTTCTTAATCTCTAAATACATAGCTCTTTGAGCAGCAATAGTTTCTATCCAAGTAACCTTGGGTTGATACTTCTTCATTAAATTAATCAATAGCTTCCTATTGTCTTGTGGAGTACCACGATTAGCAAATACCTTAACAACATACCAGTTCTCTTTAGAGTCAGTAGCCAATACAATTAATGCACTCTTATCTACTTTTTTAATCTTGGTTCTACCACTTGGAGGCATAGCAGGATCATAAGCAATATAATAATTACATCCTTCAGGAACATCTTTATTCTCAATGTGCTGAAAGTATTCATGCTTGAATGTTAATTCATCATCAGCAACCATAGGATTATTATGCATTTCACTATAAAATACACTCATCTTACCTAGCTCTTGATACATTCTTTTTGCCTTCTCATATTCACTCTTAGGAAGCAACATAGGAGCAATCATATCACCATCTTCATTAACAGCTTCATACTTAGCACTAGTCCATTCTGGATTGGTCAATATTCTATGTAAACAACTCATATCTCTTAATATAGTACCTACATAGCAAACATCATATATACCTCTCTTATTAACAGAAGGTAACACATCAGTAAGAATGAAGTGTAATACTGAATCAGTTCCAGCAGTTTCATTAGTTTCAATATCATCCAATACAATCATATCAGGTCTAGTATCTTTATGTAGTAAACCCCTCATTGATTGTCCAGCACCTTTAGCTACAACTCTAATACCAGTACTAGTAGTAAAATCTGTCTTAGCCCAATCAATACTTTTAAACTCACCAGTTTGTGTAAAGTCTCTCTTTAACTTAGCATTAAATTCTAACTCATTCCTAATACGAATAACGAAATCTTTAGCTTTATCTTCTGAATCAGATACAATAACAATAAACTTTCTTTCCTGAAAGACAATACGATATAAAGCCAACAGGAATGTAATAACTGTACTCTTTGCATGTCCTCTAGGATAAGCAACAGCTTTCAACTTATTATCACTATTCATTAATGCTAACATATCAGTATGTATTACTGGATGCTTACTAGGAAAGTGATCATTGAAGTAAGTCTGTCCAAATAACATTACAGCCTCAGCTTTATCTCTATTTCCTTGAGCATTAATAGCTTTAGTTCCAGACTGATTAGCCCAGAAGTTCTCAGTGAATATTGCACTACCTTCTTGTTCAGGTTTACACTTACTTAGATTCGACAACTTCTAATACCTCAATGTCTATAGCATCTTGATTAGCAGCAGTATGTAGTTTCTTCTGCATAGATCTTAACTCAGTAACAAAATCATCTTTAGATTGTTTAACCTCAACCTTAACATTAATATCTTCCTGAAAAGAAGGCATATGTTCTAACATTACCTTAGATGCAGCAACTCTATCTCTAGGTGATACATCATCATTAACAGCCATACCATATAGATTCTCATACAATGCATGTTTCTTATCAAGGAAACTAATCCACCAAGTCTTATGACTCTGTTCAAATAGTTCTTTACATACTTTAGTTCTTTCAATCTGACTAATTTCTTTCTTAACATTAGCTCCAATAACCCTACTGTTACCTGCAGATCTTTCTATAGCTCTAGCATGTCTATCAGGGAATACTTCTTTTAAAGCTTCTCCCTTCTTACTTCCAGATAGAACCATCAGAACATATTCAGCATACTTACCCTTCTCAGGATCTTCAACTACTTTCATGAGCTTTCGTTGAACATGCTTTTCAATCATCATACTAGAATTCCTCTACTAGAATCTTACATATCTTCTCTCTTTCAACTGGGTCAAATGTTCTACTAAGTAACCCCCTAAGCTTTATTTCTCTTCTTTTATGACCTTCATAGTAATTAACTAATTCAACCTTAACTTCCTGAACCGTAGCCCCAGCATTAACAATATTATCTTCATTGATTTTCATCTTACAATTATTTAAGTGTCTAGTTAGACCACCCTTATTCTTCAGTTCTTTATCACAGTATTCACATATAAACATATTAATCCTTTTTAAGAACTATAACCAAAAGTCGTGAATAATGTCAAGGATATGATAAGTGGATGTCCTGCCATTAGACGATAAGACATTAAACACTTAGTCTGAAACAGAGGGAGAAACATGCAGACTAAGCATATGAAGTATATTGATTGTTTATGTAAAGTTAGCTTAGTTGGATTTTGTATGTGTTTGGAAGAGAATTTTTTATGTTGTATTTTTGTAATATTTGGAAGAGAGCAATACGATTTGTATGGTGTTTTTTTGTAATATTTGTAGAAGGGCTATACACTTATATCTCTATAACCAATTTTAAGGGTGGGGGGGGTAATTCATACCTCAACATTTTATACATCATCAAAACTGTACATACTTATACCCCATTAAATATATGTCAATATGCAGGGGATTTGTAGGTCTATATGTGAGCATATTAGGGTGATGTGGTTGTTATAAGCTTGATTAAGCCCCACTCCATAGCATCTCCCTAACATTCCACGCCACTCAACAACTCGTCTCTTATTGATAGTGTTTTATATCCTATTCTTAATCATTATATATCTAGTTATTCATGTTATATACTAAAGGAATACATTTATCCTATTAATAGTGTTTTATATCTAAATAATAAAAGCCTATATCTAAAGGGCTTAAGTACAAATTATAAAATTCTTTATACTTTTATATGGTTTATACTTGACAAAACTATATATATACGTTATACTTCCATCAACAAAACAACAAAAAGGAATTAAAAAATGAATAAGTTAGAAGAAACTAGACAAGCAATAAGACTGGAGAGGCTAGAAGATACTAATAAAGTATTAAGCGTATTAAATGATACCTTTATAAAGTATGAACTAGATACAAGTAAATATAACAACACAACTATAAAGGCAGTGATGCAAGGTAGTAGGAGAGAATTATATTATGTAGTAGTGAACGGTAACTTACTGCAGATAATTAATCCTGCTAAGGTATACAACTACGAGATAAATGGAAGCAGCGGGAAGAATACTAAATTTATTAAGGAACTAGAATTACCTTTTAGTATAAACACTACCATAACTATAAGTGAAGCTCTTCAAGACTAGTATTTAGTTTGCAGCTCTTAGGAGTTGTTTGCTAAATATTAATTTATATAAATAAAACAACAAAAAAGGGACTAAAATGAATTTAACAATATCAATTAACACTAAGTACAACCAACCAACAGAGACAAAAGGTTCTAGTATAACAGCTTATTTAACATCTGGCTACACTAATAAACAAATAACAATTGATTATGATTATGCTTTAAGTGCTAGCGATAATCATCTAGCTGCTGCTAAAAGACTGGCTAAACAATTCAATGCTAGAGATGTTTTATATATAAAAGAAACTCAAAGCCAAAGAGGTAATAAATACATTGGTAAATGTGACCAATAGTATTATGCTAACAAAGATAAAGGACTAAACAATGAATTTAACTAATAAAACACTTGAGACACTAATAAAAGACGAAATGCTTTATTGTGAATTATTTTACTTAGATTACTTAAATCATTTATTGGCAGATGTAATTAATGACATGTTAGCTAGAAGTAAAGAGATAAATAACACGAACACACGAACACACAAAGAAATGATACAAAAATAAAGGAATTAAAAAATGAAAATTAAAAATTTAAAAAAAATAACAGAAGAATTTAGCAATATAGACAAAATGCCCATGTTTGAAGTTGCATTAAATAATAATGAATATGAGATATATGATGTATATATTGAAGATGCCCGATTGTGTGCTAATCACTTATTTATTGAAATTGATCCAGACTTCACACTATATGAAAATTTAAGTAATTTATATGAAATATGCATTAATGACTTAATTAATAAAGGATTATATTAAAAAAAAGATAGATTAAACCATTTAAAATGATTTTGAAGATTAGACAAATAATAAATTTATAGTATGTATTTATTAAGTATATACTATTAAGTTTATAAGACTTAAAACAAAAACAAAGGGGCGTAAAATGGAAACATATATCCAAAGATTAAGAAATTTAAGCAAAAAACCAAATAATATAAAAGCATTAAATAGAAGCTTATTGTTAGATGAGTATTTACTGGAGGTTAAAAGAAAAATATCATACGGCTATAAATTTGATAATAATTTTTTAAATCAATCTATACTTCTAAAAGATGAGACATTTAAAAAAGGTACAGATTTAAGAAATTCTAATATTGAATTTAATAAATTCGTAGAAAATGAAATTTCAAAATTTAATTTAATGGATTTTATAGAATATTTAAAAACTATTAAATTGAACCATAAACAAAAAAGTCATAAGCATTTATATAATACTTTTAATTTTTTCATAGATGGAAATAAAGCTATAGTTTTTTTTCGCCATATTTGTATTAATAAATTTGATTTATTTAATTTCTGTACAGATAGAGGATTATATATATTAAAAGAAAAATAAAAGAAGTAAATAACATGAATGCTAATACTAAAGAAATAATACAAAAATAAAGGAATTAAAAAATGAGTAAACTATTAAACACGAATAGCAAGGAATATAAAACAAATATTGAGGCGTATATCTTTGATTGCATTGATTTAGATTATTTTGGACTAGAGACTAATCCAACCGACAAAAAAGAGATATTGCAACTAATATCTAATGAAATTAAATCTATGGCTTTTTACGATCACAATATAAAAAGATATAACGGGAATAAATACGACATATTGTCGGATCATTTACAGGGACTACGATCTTATTTAAATATTGATTTTGCTAACTATGAGATTTTAAAAGTGGTTGCTAAATTGCATAACTTAGATAAATTACCAGATGACAAAGAAGACATTATATTGGACAAATGGTGGAGTCATATATCAAACCATATTTTTAAACTATTTGTTAAATATGGTGTAGAATTTTAAGATAAATTTATAGGGTATATGATCCAAGTATATCCTATTAAGTTTATAAGACTTAAAACAAAAATAAAAGGGTAAATTATGAATAAAAATTATATAAATTACGAAAAAACATTGGTGAATGGTGTGAAGTTATTAAAAACTAAAGAATTAGATGTAGTTAAAAAAGGCAAATGGTTTATAATTGATGGTGAACATAAATATAACAGAGAATCATATGGCTTTTTACATACTTATAAAACTCTAGAAGAAGGTCAAGTAATGGCTCAAAAAAGAAATAGTGAGATTTTAAAACAGATTACTATTACTAAAGATAATATACATTTGTATTATGAGTTTATGAGTGATAAAGATCTTAAAAAACATCAAGATCTATTTGTTTGTGTGTATTATGCGGGATATATTGGGGAAAAGTGAAAAATTGTTGACCCTAAATACATTAATTGGAGGGGTTGGTTTTATGTGATCAATTTAGACAATAAGGCTATCGCCGAATGTCTTATAAAGAGTCAAAATAAACAGTCATTTGATTTTAATTTGTTAAAAAATGAATTTAGTGAAATGGCGATAAATCAATTTCAAAAAATATAACAAAGAGTATATATCTACTAAATAAACCTTAGTAGATATAGCAAATAATTTCATAGTATATATTTATTAAGTATGTACTATAAGCTTATAAGACTTAAAACAAAAATAAAAGGAGCATAACATGACAAACGTAATGAAAGAACTAAAGGACGCTATCAGTCCAGCACAACTGAGCGACATAGTCGCATATAACATAAGGCTAAAAACACACAATCCTAACTATAAATGTGGTATAGATAACGGGGAGTCATTCCTAATTCGTGCCTTAGAGATTAAAGGGGTAGAGATAGACAACTACACTATCCCGACAGATCTAGAGTACGACTCTGGGTTTGGTGTGCAACACCTAAATGGAACTGTACTGTTAAACAACGGTACGTGGCTCACTAGAGACGAGGACGACGGGTCAGAGTGGTGGGAACTACATACAGTCCCAACGGTAGAGCAATTAATTTCATAGTGTCTACCTAAAAAATAGATATTTTAAAGTTATTTAATAACTTATTCGCACCACCTGAAAGAGCAGCGAATCAAAAATAAAGTTTCATAAGGTGTATGTTAGTTGAAATAGGACTAACCTAAACATAATATTTTAATATATTAGTATGCTTACAAAGTAGGTATATATTATATTAAGTGGATATATGACATATACAGAATGTATAGCCATACAATCAAAGAAAAAATAAAAGGGGTAAACAATGACACAACTAGAAATAGTGAGGACAGCTTTATTAGATGAGATATCAAGAATTAAAAGAGGAACAACAAGCACAGAAGATAGCATGGCAATAGTCAAATGTGCTAATGCCTTAACTAATACATACAACACAGAAATAAAAGCTTTTGGGACAATATTGACAGCTAATGATGCAGGTGTAGACATTAATCCCGTAAAAGTATTTGAACCAACAACTAAGCTGGTGGAATAATATGTATTGCGATGTTTGCATGACGGGAAAAGATAAATGTAATTCATATCTTTACAGTAATATATGTGCTGAATGTTTTGCTATTCTTTATGCTTTAGATGAGAACCTAATAGAACCTATAGAATGGTTAGAAGTAAATAAAAAAAGATATAACGATATATGCAAAAGATTAATAGACAGTTATTATGAGAATGACCTTGAAGATCTAAAAACACAAATAAGAGAGGTTGCAAGATGGAAGAAATACTCAAAGAAGGCAGAAAATAGGATAAATAATAATATGAATTTATATAGAGTAATGGTTTCTTCTAGTGATTTACTTTTAGCAATAAAAGAGAAAGAGCAAGAATTCTTTAGCACTAAAGAGATACAAGAATACTATAACTTTACATCTCAATTATACAGAAAGATTAAGTCAAGTCAATTTCTATTAGAAGAAGGACATATTTCAAAGACAGGGAAAGGTTGGCAGTTTAGTGTGACAGCTATAGAGTACATGATTCAACTGCAATACTATCAAAAGCAACAGAAAAACATATCTTTTGATGCAAACTATTGTAGTCTATATGAAAGCAAGAATCAATTAGAGTTATTCCTAAGAATAAACAAGGGAAACATATGACATATGAAAAGTTACTAGAACAATCAAGAAAAGATTGGATGCTATTCAATAGAATGGAAAAGGTTAATAACTCAGCAACAGAACTAAAGCTAATAGCTAAACATAAAGAACTAGCAAAAATAAGGTCATTTACATATAGAGAAATAGTTAATGAACGATATGAACTAGGGAGAACCAATGAAAGCAAGTGAAAGATTTATAACAACATTAAGCAATGAGGTTGTACGATTAGAAAACAAAGTAGAAGACCTAGAAGACATAATAAGAGGATTAGAAAGCGACTCAAAAAGAGAATCTAGGAATGCGTATATGTACAGAGAAAATTGCTTAGAATGGAAGAATTCAACCAAAGAATTACAAGATTTTATAGCAAATATGTTAATGAATATAGGGGAAGACTATTAGTGAACACACGAAAAAACATAAAACAATAAAGGTATTATAATGAATGCAAATAAAATAAATACACAGATAGAGAGATTAGAAGAGGAACTAGCTAAGTTAAAAGCAGAAGCTAATAAACCTAGTCAGTATGAGATAGAATATGAGTGGGGAAGTACGAACCTTATAGCTAGTTGTAGGATTATGCCAGGAAATTCAGGAACAGACGAGGACTTCCTTAATACTGGTAGATACAGGAGTACTGAAAAGTTTACTAATGAACACTTTAAAATTCAAAATGAGATGATGAGATTAGGAGCTTTAGTAGAAGCAGTAACTATTGAGATGAACATGGAAGATTGGGTAGCTGATTGGAGTGACGGTGACCAACATAAATGCCATATTAGCTATGACAATTTCTCGACGCCAAGCTACACCATATATGTTGTCTTCTTGAGAGATATGGGAGTAATCTATATGCCTAAAGAAGTAGCTATTAGAGTATGTGAAATACTTAACAATAAAGATTATGAACTATAAAGGATAAGAAAATGAACATATACACAGAACCACAACAACTAATAGATCCAAAGAAACTAATTAAGTTACTTAAAGATATAGATGATAATCATGCTAAGACATATGGAGAACATTGTTTAATAAGATTAATATTAAGTAAAGTGGAAGGATAAGTAAATGAGCAAATCAATAGAATTACCACAACAGACTATCAAAGCACTACAAGATGGTGCTAGTATAATGATAGTGCCCTGTAAAGTCGAATGTATGGCTCTAAAAGGAGATATACCTTGTGCTTTAACTTTGGAACAGAAAGCAGTACCACTAATAGAATTTGCTCCACTACAAGCAGGGGATAAAGATGTTTGGGTTAAAGAAGAGTTTGACCAAAAAGAAATGATGCCATACCCTGCTTATAAAGTAGATTTTGAGCCTACTGGAACAATATTAGATGACATACCTTGGCGACCAGCTTCACAAATGACAAAAGAACAAAGTCGTTTTAGTATAGATGTTAGAGTTGTTAGAGTTGTTAGAGTACAGGATATAGGACTAAGTTGTATGGCAGAGTGTATGTATGATACAACATTACACCATAAACCAATAGGGTGTCTAACCAAAGACTTTTTTGTTAATCGGTTCAACAACACAGAAACTGGTAAGAGAATATCACTAGGCAGATATGAAGATAATCCTTATGTATTTCTATATGATGTAAAAGTTACAACAAAAGAGTTTCACAAAGGAACAGAGGATAAATAATGAAAGAATATCATAAAGAATATAGTGCTTTAGCAATGAGTTTCTTAACTCAATTTTTAGATGATGCTAAAGGTAAACATCCAGAAGTTAAAGAATTATTACAACTGGTTCAAAAGAACCATGGGATTAAGACTGAGAATGGAGCTATAGAATATGTAACATCTGCATATAATAAGTTAGAAACAATAACAAATGGTGAAGATGTAGATGGTAATGCTTTATTACTAGGTGTATCATCTTGTCTATACTTAGCTGAAGAAGATGTATTTAAAGGATCAGCAGGGATGAAATGTCTAAGGTTAGCTAATACCCTATACTTTGATTTAGAGAAGAATATAGGCACTAGTAGTGA